GTAACTCTTCCAAGGATTGTTCCCAGGGCAATAGTTCCGGCTCCTGAATGGGTCAGTAAGCCATCTTCATATTCTGGATTGCCAATGACAATGCCCCCCATATCCTCATTTGTGACTGTCATATTGCCCATTATTCTTTACCTCCGGGAATTCCAAGCCCTGCCTCGACCTTTGCCATAATTCCATCTTCCTTGGCCGCCTGATCGTTTTCAGGAATTTTAAGGTTGTCTGGATTGTCGGCCAGTCTATCCTTCAGGTCATTTTTATTCATTCCGGCGGTCAGGTATTCCGCTTGAACATCTTCATCGAGAAAAGATTTATCCTCCTCGATAAACTTCAATGCAGCCTCCATGGCGCCCGAACGCTTGCCCGCTTTCAGGTGGGCAAGTATCCTTTTCTTTTCTTTGTCAATCCCCGCCTGCATAACGGAGTTATAGAGGTCAGGGTGCTCTGATTTTAATTGGTCTAAATTCATTGCTTTAGAACCCTCCTTGTTTTTGTTTCCCGCCTCTGCGGGGATGGTCTTATTATTATCAGATTGTTTTTTGCCGAATACCTTCGGTGTCAGGAAGGCGGCTGCCTTTTGGATGTCATCTTTCTTGCCGGTTTTTTCCAATTTAGAAAAACAGTCCTCAACCTGTAACCGCGCAAATGCCAGTGCTTCATCTTTGGAATCGAGTTTTTTATCAACTGACACTAGCTCGTCCACGAAACCATTATCAATAATTTCCTTGCCGAAAAAATATGTTTCCGCATCCATAAGAGCCTGCATGTCCTGCACCGATTTCCCAGTCTTGGCCGAATAAGCTTTGGCCAGAATATCAGTAAGGCCTTTTATGATTTTGCTTTCTTTTTCCATGTCCCGGTAATCACCGATAGCCAATGACCAGACATTATGAATCATAAATACGGCATTTTCCTCTGCAGAAATGGAATCGCCGGCCAAGGGGATATATGAAGCCATGCTGGCAGCCAGGCCGATAATATGCATGTGCACTTTGCCGGAATAATTTTTGAAAAGATTAAAAATTTCTATTCCATCAAAAACAAACCCTCCAGGGCTTGCGATTTCTACGCGGACATCCTGTCCGTCTGCCTTTGCCAGCTCATCGCGAATTTTACGGCCCGTAATGTCCCAGCCGATAACTCCATCAATTACGATTGTGTGCATAAGTTTCCTCCTGGTTAATTTCCATTTCATCCATCCGATCCAGTAACTCGGAAAATTTTTTCTCAAGTTTATTTACCCTGGCATTTAAAATGTCCTTTGTCTGATTTGGGTTCTCGTTTTGGCCGGGCTCCTGTATAGGTTCCCTGTTTTGATTTTCCTCCGTGGCAAAGGAAAGCTGAAGTTTCTCATCATAGTCTATTTCGCGCTTACGCATTTTGTGAGAGGCAAAATAATTCTGGCCGGTTATCCTACGGGTCCAAAAATCACCGGTCCCGATCCCATAATCCAATGCCTTAGACGCAGCATTTACCTCTTTCATAATATCAATGCTCGGCCTTGCCAATCCGGTCCATTCCGAATTCAACCATGCCATATATATATTTCTTTTCCTGGGATCGCGCCATGCCTCCAAAAAACCAGAAGCAATTGTATATCCTGAAAGAACTGATTGCAGGGTATGTTCTGCATAAATCGGCTGATAAAATTCTATGCCATGTTTCCAATGTCTTTTTTTCAGATAGTTATCAAATTCATTATTAGCTTGTCTCGAAGCAGAAAAATTATTCTGAAAAAGAAGACGCCCGATTTCTGGGGGAATCTCCCACGACCAGCATACTGAATTTATAATTGCCTCTTCGAATTTAACCAAACTTACATTTGGTCTTTGTGTATTAAAAGAGACCGGCTCCTCGCCATATGACATAGCTTGAGGCACCGTGCCCGGAATCCATGAAGCTACATTGATTTTTTTAGTGCTTCCATCGGATTGAGTTGTTTCATATTGATATTTACGGGTAGCCCCGGCATCGGGCATATAAGAGCTGGTGGTATTTTGACTTCTTTTGATAAAAAGAGGGATTAGAGAATTGACCAGGGCGGCCCTGGATTCGCTATCGACGAATCTATCAAGTTCTTTCAGGACATATAAAAAAATGGCAAGAAGAGGCTGGCCTCTAACTTCATCCAGGCGCTTTTCCGCTCCGTATCGAAGCCAGGCAATCCGGCGCCCTGATTTTTCCCCATATGCAGGGATCCTCCGCGCTTCTAGTCCGGAGCCAGTGCCATCTTTGAGAACATTAACCCAATAAGCAACGTGGCGTCCATTTTGATCCAATTCAACGCCATGCACAATCCTATTCCCTGCCCTGGGAGACTGATCCAGTGGTGTAGAAATATTCCGGCCATCGATAATTTCGACAGCCGGTAACCCGGTTTTTGGATTTATCCGTAAAACTATAAGTGCATCCCCTGATACAAGCGCTGTCATCCTTGAGTCGGCATCCAGTTCGGCCAGCGTCTTTTGCTTTTTCCAATCACATTGCTCCGCATCATTCGCCCAAAGTTTCCAGTCAATTTCCCGGTCATCGGACCATTCCATTGTTTGGTCATCAGTCATCCCAATGATTTTGGCGACAGGGTGGGATTCTAAATTTAAGCCTGTATGAACCTCATTTGTAAGGAGCCTGCGAATCAACCCTCGCACATATCGATTTTCAGTAAAGAGCTGCCAGGATTTATCGCGCAAAGTGTAATAATCAACGCTGATATATGGCTTAATAGTTCCGAAATCACCTGGGAATTTTTGACCGGTAAACAATGACTCTGAAATTTCAACAATATACCCATTTTGGCTGGAACGAAAAACAATGTCCTCTGAAACTTTGACGTCTTCTTTCTGAGGAAGAGCTTCGCTTTTATTTTTAGTCAGAAATTTTGATAAAATATTCAGCATAATTAGAAATCCGGTTGAATGGCGACAACAGATCTGGATACCCCGGCAGCAGCCTCCAATTCCTGTAATTGGACTAGGTATTCTCTCCGCATGTCCTTTAATTTACCAAGATCCAGCTTGGTAACCCGCTGCCTATATTGGCCCGTGTCCAGCTCATAGCTTTGGAATTCATTATTAAGTAATGATTTAATCGCGGTATTTATTGCCGTAATTATGTCCTTTGTTTCTGCTATTTGATCTTCTAAAAAAGTTGACATAAGCTTTTTAATTATAAATTTATTTCCACCCCCAAATTTAACCACCTCCCGTATGGTATAAATTCCCATACGGCTGGAATGAGGTGGCAAATTGTCAGAGGTTAGCACTCAAATCAAAGATTGTAACCGCATGTCGTAATAATAATTATTACTACGTTATACGATACCTAAATTTAATTAATTTGACCGTAAGGGGGTTATGTCGCTTCTGTCAAGAATAAAAATTGAAAAGCCGGAAAAATTTTTATTCAAATTCCCCGGTTTTCCAGAATTTGCGAAGTTGAACTTTGTAGATATTTTCTAAATCTCTGGCTGGTTTATGCGTAGCTGGTTCAAGCCATGGGTTCGGCTTGATTAGAATAGGTTTCTTGTAAAGTGTGTATAATAATTCTGTTCTGATTTTTACCCGGTTCCTTCCCAATTTTTCAAATTGGCTGACCCGTAAAATATCTCCATGACGTTTAACTAATTTATTTAATTTCTTCCCTGCAGCAAACATGGCTACCATTCGAGCTTTGGATGATCCGAAATTTTTTCGAAATCTCCCGCGCACGATTTTTTTTCGTAGCCTTTTTATATAATAATCCCGCGATACTTCCCTATGGGAGCTAAGTCCTATCCGAACCGGAGTTTGAGGAATGGAGGTGGCTCCTTTGGAAAATTGGCTGAGTTTGCGCCTTCCCCCTTCTTCCTGAGTTGCCATATAATCCGCTTTCTCTGTTGCCCCTATTCTCGACTCCATCATGGAAATATCATCTCCCTCTGCTTTATCGAATTGAATCTGCCGCTCAGTGAATTTATTTCTCAGAATAAAATCAGTCCGGATATCTGTTATTGCATTTCTTCGGGTCAATGATACGGCAATATTCAAAGTATTTTTTACTGCCTGTACATTTGCCTTAGGGAAATCCGCAAATCCCCTTTTCAATTTTTCATCATGTAGTTCCAAAATAATTTTCATGCTGCCTCCTCATAATAGACCCCGGATTCCGCAAACTCCCAAAACTTATCCCAGGACAATGAATCCAATTGTAATTCATTCACACAGACATTTGAAGCAACCAGCTCCAATGCCCCCAAATTATTAACAAAAGTATCAAATCCATGGTTTTCCTTATTCGGATCCTGTTTCCAGACAAATTTCAAAAATTTATTTGTCTTCTTGGAATGTTCCTCAACCTTATATTCCGCTTCAAAATATCGAAAATAATCATCTCTAAGATCGTTAGGGAAATTCGGGTATCCAGGAGGTTGTACCTCTCCGGAATTCCAATCCCTTCGAAAAAAATATGCAACCCTGTCCTTTAGGATCGTTGTGTTGATTTCGTAGCACATACATCCGGCCTTTTCTATGACCGGTTTGCTCATCACTTTATAACATACATTACCATACACCCATTCGGCCCCTTTGGCTGGATATACTCCCTGACTATAACGACTGCAAAACTCCCGCACTACATAGGTCCTGTAACCTTCATCAATAAAAGTCGTTCGAATCTTGTATGTCTTCCCATCGTCCGCAGTCCAGCTCTCTTCCTCAATAATTTTCTCAAGCTCCCTCCAG